ATCAACGAAACTGGCCTATGCCGCCGGTGGCGGAACCGCGTTGAACCAAGTGAAAAGGGTCAACCAGATCGGGCTGATCCTGCATAAGACGCATCATAAGGGTCTTCTGCATGGCCGCGATTTCGATCATCTGGACCCGCTGCCCGATGTTCAAGCAGGGGCCATAATCCCCGCTGACACGATCCATGACCATTTCGATTTCCCGATGATGACGCATAATGGGGATTGGAATTCCGATGCGCGATTGTGCCTGAGGGCAAAAGCGCCGAGGCCGGTCACCGTTCTGGGAACGACGATCGAGGTCAACACCAATGGTTGATCGACGCGAGATCAGCGTCAGGCCGGCGCGGATAGAGGATATCGAGGAATTCGGCTTTGAATTTCCTGATGTCAGGGTCAGGGCATGGACTGGATTTATCAATGGCGAGGCGGTCGCGATCGGCGGCTATTGGTATGCCCCGGATGGAAGCGCAGTTGCCTTTCTGAATGCGAAGGACGAAGCGCGGGAATTAGCGAAGGTGACCCTATTGAAGACGGCGAAAATGGTTATCTCCGACGCTAAGTCGAGAGGGATCGTTTGGCTGCATGCGATTTCTGAACATTCAAATGAGGCGGCAATTCCTTTTCTTGAACGCCTCGGGTTTCAACTAGCAGATGCGCAGCGTGGCGAATTCTTGCTCAATCTGACGAGCAACTTAGGTGGGGGTCAAGTATGGCATTCCTAGGCCCTATCCTCCCGGCTCTTTCTGCTATCACCACGATTGCCGGCGGCGCCGTGGGGGCGATCGGCGCAATCCAGGCCGGCAATGCGGCAAAGGCCGATGCGGAGTTCCGCGCCAAGCAGATGGAACAGCGCGCCAATGAAGAGCGCGCGGTCGGACAGCGGCAGATGTTTGAGCGCCGTCGCGAAGGCGAACTTCAGCAATCCCGACTTCGCGCCTTGGCCGGGGCCGCGTCAGGCGACACGACAGATACCGGGGTTCTCAATCTTGGCGGCGATATCGAGCAACGCAGCGAATATCAGGCTCTGACCGAACTCTATAAGGGCGAGAACGCCGCCAGAGGCTATATGGACGCCGCTGCGGGGGCGAGAGCTTCGGGCGCTGCGGCCCAGCAAGGTTCGTATTGGAAGGCTGCGGGATCGATCCTTGAGAGCGGATCGTCGTTGTTCAAGAAATATAACTCGCCATATGAAAAAACGCCGCGACTTTATTAAGGCCGATTGAATGCCCAAGCTTCCCTCTGCTGAAAATCTTGGTCCGGTTCGTTCCGCTGAAAGCGGCCGGCCCATTGCCTCTGTTGACACGACAGGCGTCGGCGCTGGCATGGCGTCCTTCGGCGGCAGCCTGAACCGGGTTGGCGATGATCTACGGCGAACCGCTGACCATATCGAACGGCAGGATGACCAGCTTGATCTTGCCAGAGCGAACGCGCACGCGCTGACTGGCGATGTTCAATTAAGGGCGGGCTTCAAGGAAGATGACCAAAACTATTCCCAATGGGGCGAAAAATATAAAGAAGGGGCCTCAAAGTTAAATAATGAGGGCGCGGCTTTAATTCGCAATCCTCGACTTCGGGAAAGGTGGCTTCTTAATCGTCAGGACGATATAGCGAGGGGCGAGGCCACCGTTCAGCAACAGGTCCAGAAAAGGACCAATGACAAGATATTCGGGGATTCGAACACACAGCTTGAGAATGTTCGCCGCGCTGCATTGGAAGCGCCCGACGAGGAAACCCGTCAGAAGCTCATAACATCGGGGCAAGCCATCATTGATGGGCTTGAGGCGAAAGGCATTCTGGGTTCCGACACGGCGCAGAAATATAAGCGCCAATGGGTTGAGAAATACGCCGAAGAAAAAATCCAGATGCTGCCGGCCGATGTGAGGGTCGATTCCCTTCGTGGCAAGGTGACCAATATCGATGGCGTCGTTAATCGCATCGTCGGGGCTGAATCAGGCGGCAACCCGAACGCAAAAAATCCTAACAGTTCCGCTTCTGGGGTAGGTCAGTTCATCGATTCCACTTGGCTTTCCTTCATGAAGGATCGTCATCCCGATATCTACGACGCCAAGAGCATGTCCGATGTTCTGAAGTTGAAGTCGGACCCGCAGTTAGGGCGCGATGCGGTCAAATGGTATGCCGAACAGAACGCAGAAGCCTTGAGCCGCTCTGGTCTACAGGCGACGCCGGGCAATGTCTATCTCGCCCACTTCCTTGGTCCGGCTGGGGCGATCCGGGTTCTGAAAAGCGATCCGAACGCCAGTTCCTCGGATGTCATCGATCCCGGCGCGATCAAGGCGAATGGCTTCCTTCGGGGGAAATCGTCCGGCGAGGTCATCGCTTGGGCTGAAAGAAAGATGGGCGGAAAAGGAACCGCTGCCGATATTGCTGGATTGATTTCCCCTGAGCGTCGGGTTGCCCTTTTGCGCGGCGCCGAGACGGAGGTCAGTCGGGACGCAATCGAGGTCGCCAAATCTCGATCCGAATCATGGGAACGCTCGATCATCGATGCGGGTGCGAATATTGCGCCCCTTCCGCCGCGCGCGAACCTTGAGAACGATCCTGTTCTTGATGAAGGCCGGCGCAATACGCTGCTTCGCCAGTATGACGCCGCCTCGCGAGAGGCTGAGATCATTCGTTCCGGCATGGCGAAGTTTTCTGATCCCAACGCTCTGTTCAACGCCTATGACCCGAACGATAAGAAGGCCGTTGACGGGGTGTTCAAGAGCCTCGGCGGCGACATGAAGGCGTTGCAGACCGTAGTTGACCGGACGAAAATACTGCCGGAAAGCGCCGGAACAGCTTTAAGGGGGGGGCTTATTTCCACGGACCCGGAAAGGGTCGGGACCACGCTTCAGGTGGCGTCAAATCTTCTGGGAACGAACGCCAATATCTTTTCCGGCATGACTGGCGGCGATGATATCGAAAAGGCCGCGCTCGCGTTCAGCCATTATACCGAACATTTGGGCTTTACACAGGCGGAAGCCGCAGCCCGCTTTATCAAAACACAAACGCCGGAATATAAGGCCGAGCTTCAGACAAGGATGAAAACCGAGGACATCGATGAGATGCTTCGGACGCAGGCCAAGAAAGGCGCTCTTACCGCTGATCTGACGAAAACTTTTGATGAAAGCTGGTTTTCTGATCCGAAGGTTGAATTTTCGCCGCAGGCGCGGCAGGCCGCAATGAACGCTTACGCCGATCTGATCAAGGAATTCTACCTGGAAACCGGCAACATGGCTTTGGCGAAGTCGCAGGCTCAAGCGCAGATGAAGAAAATTTGGGGCGTCACGCGCGTCAATGGCAGTTCTGGCGGCGTCGTGATGCGCTTCCCGCCTGAGAAAGCCCCCGCCTATGCAGGGATCGAGAATGTGGGCGAGGCGTTTGCCGCTGATGCGATCAGCGAGATTAAGGCCCAATATGGCGCGGACGTCGAAAGAGGCGCATTGATCGTCATGCCCTTGCCAAAGGGCCAGACATCGCGCGCGTTTCATGCAGGTCAGGCCGTCCCCTATAACGTCGGCTGGAAGGACCAGAACGAAATTGTTCATTTCCTCAATCCGGGGAAGGGATTCGTTCTTTATCCCGAGGCGGCGCGCGCCAGCCAAAGCGAGGCAAGGCGCAAGGCGCTTGAAGATGCGCAAAGCGGCGGTAGATCGGAATTGCCGCCGATCATCCAGCCGGGCGGGCTCGCCAGCCAGATATTGGGACTTGAACCGGGCAGGGAACAGACGCCCTCGGAAAAGAGCCGGCCTCAATTGATGGAAACCGACGTCCTGCGACCCGGCGACAACACGCTTCCGGGTCGGCCGGTCACGGGCGGGGGCTTCTGATGCCCATCATCGATCTTGACCCAGTCCCGCTGGATGCTGTCACGGCGCGCCCAGAAGAAAAACCAAAGTTTGTGACGCCGGGGATCGAGGACATTAACGGCGGTTCCGATGCTGTCACTGAGCGGCCGGCTTGGTCATCGACCCTCTCGGCGGCGTTCGGCGAAGGCAATATGACGCTCAATTATTTTGCTGACGAAGAGCGGAACGCGCCAACCTATGTCGAGCCTGATTTCAACGCATGGGATTCGATCAAAGGCACCAAATACGAGCCGATGTGGGATTCGTTCGTTGATGTTCGTAATTCTCGTCACGCCGAGATCGCGAAGCAAAAGATCGATCGGGAAATGGAAGATCGGAAAATCTTGTCCGAAGCGCCTCTTTGGCAGTCCATCCCGGCCCAGATGATCGCGGGGGTTATCGATCTTCCAACGCTGATCCCCGGCGGGGCTTTCATCCGGGGCGCAAAGGGCGGCTTCTCGATCGCCAGGTCGGCTCTGAGCGTCGGCTTGGCCGCTGGCTTGGCATCCGGGGTTCAGGAAGCTGCGCTGCAAGGTCTTCAAGAAACCCGCACGGCGGAAGAGAGCGCGATCAACATTGGCGCGTCCGTCCTGCTGGGCGGGCTTCTGGGCGCTGGCGGCGCCGCTGCGCTGGGCCACGCCGGCTGGCGCAAGGCTGTTGAAGCCATCGATGGCGATCTTGCTCGAACCGCGAGCCTGGCTGCGGGAAGCCCTTCATCGGCGGGCGCGGCGGTGGTCGGCCCTGCCACGCTGGCCGAAAACAGCATTGCCGGAAAGGCGGCGTCTGTAGTCGCCAAATCAACGGCGCGCCTCAATCCAATTCTGCGGATTCTGCAAAGCCCGTCCGCCGAGGCGCGCGATATCGGGACAAAGCTGTTTGAAAATTCCATCTACATGAAGAAGAATTTTGATGGCGTAGCGTCCGAACCTGCGGTCGAAACCCTGATGAAGGAATGGAACGCCGGGCTTGGTCAGGCCATCGAAAACACCAATGGGCTTTATCAAGAGTTCAAGAAAACCAGCAACGGCATGTCGCGCACCGAATTTCATGAGGCTATCGGAAAAGCCATGCGGCGCGGCGACGTTTCGGACAATCCAGCGGTCCAGAAGGCGGCGCAGGAATGGCGCGCCAAGGTGTTTGATCCTTTGAAGGATGCGGCCATCAAGGCCGGGCTTCTGCCCGAGGATGTGTCGGTTGAGACGGCGCAATCCTATCTATCGCGCATGTGGAACCGGAACAGATTGATCGCGCGGGAAGGCGAGTTCAAGAACATCGTTGTCAATTGGGTTGAGGAACAAGCCCCGCGATGGGCCGACGATTTCGATAAGGAAACGATCGCCAAGGCGGCGAAACTGAAAGGCGATGATCTCAAGGACTATCAGATAACCCGACGGGTCGAGCGGGATTCAAGGTTTGCTGATGCAGCGGCAATGCGCGAGATGGCGCAGGATATCGCAAAAGAGGTTTTTGACACCCTGACAGGGAAACTGGAAACCGGGCCGAGGCCAGAATTCATCACAGTGAAAGCCCGAGGCCCGCTCAAGGAACGGACCTTCAATATCCCTGACTATCTTGTCGAGGATTTCCTTGAAAGCGATGTCGAATTGATCGGCCGGCGCTACACCCGCGTCATGGGCGCCGATGTCGAGATGAAGAACAAGTTCGGTTCCGTCGATCTGGCCGAACAGGTCCAGAAGATCAGGGATGAATATGCAAGATTGAGAAGCGGCATCACCGATGAGAAACAGCTAGCCCGTCTGAGCAAGGCGGAAAAGAAAGATGTCGAGGATATTGAGGCGGTTCGCGATCTATTGCGGGGGGTCTATAAAAAGACGGAACCAGAAACCAATTATGGCCGCATCGTCCGGGCGCTCAGCCACGTGAACTATCTTCGATCCATGGGCGAGGTGGTGCTTGCCTCGCTGCCTGATGCGGTGAGGCCCGCCATGGTGCACGGCTTATCGCAGTATATGGGAACGGTTGGGAAACTGGCGACCAATCTCAAAGGGATCAAGCTATCAGTGAATGAGGCCAGACTGGCTGGCAACGTTTCTGAAAGCGTTCTGGGCCATCGCTTAGCAACTGTTTCCGATATCATGGACCCATACGCCTCTCGGGGGCCGACTGAAACCTTCCTCGAAAACATGACAAATATCGCTTCCAAATGGAACGGCATTCGGATGTGGACGGACATGATGAAGTCGGTCGCTTCTGTGATGACGCAAGATCGCATTCTCGGGAATGTCGCCAACTTTGGCAAGATCAATGCTAGGGAAAAATCCTATCTCGCCTATCTCGGCATTGGGCCGGATATGGCGGAACGGATCGGGAAGCAATTCGCAACCCATGGCGAAACAGTCGATGGGGTCAGGGTGGCGAATACCGAGAAATGGACCGATGCGCCGGCCGTGCGAACCTACCGCGCTGCCATGAACAAGGATGTTGATAGCATCATTGTCCAGAAGTCGGTCGCTGACGTTCCCCTGTTTGCCTCGACACCGACAGGCCGGGCGATGCTGCAATTCAAATCCTTTGCTCTTTCCTCGCACCAGCGCGTGCTCATCAGGGGATTGCAGGAAGGACAGGCCCGTTTCGTCGGCGGCTTTGCGGCAATGACCATGATGGGGATGTTCATCGCCTACATGAAAGGATGGTCCGGAAATCGGCCTGAAATCAGAGAGAGGATGCTTTCCAACCCCGGCTGGTGGATCGGAGAGGGAATCGATAAATCTGGCGTCTTGGCCGTCCCAACCGAACTGGCGAATATCTTTGAGAAGGCGTCCGGCGTTAATCCGATCAAATCACCTTTCCGGGCAATGGACGACACCGAATTGATCTCCCAGAAGCTACAAAATCGTAATTTAACAGGAACGCTGGCGGGGCCAACTGGCGGCGTGATCGAGGACCTCGCAACCGTCATCGGTATTCCTTATTCTCAATCGCAGTGGAATGATCTTACAAAAGGTCAGAAGAATTCCATTGAACGTCTATTCCCGTTCAATAGCTATTACGGCTTGCGGCAGATGATAAGGTATGTTGTTAATCCGCCAGATTGACCTCTATGCCTCAATCTCATTGTTTTTCGGGCGTGGCCTTATTTTTTCGTTTTGGTATTTGTGAGCTTTTTCTTTCCTCAATTTAAGAAGGTACGCATATAGGAAGTCTTGGTTCTTTCTGCGTAGTTCTTCAACAGCAACTTTAGCTTCCTGCTCAGAAAGAAATAGTCTTGCGATGTTTAATGTGGCTGACTCATGCGGCGCGCATATAGCGTGTATCGCTCCGGATATCTCAGTTAAAGTTCCCGGTTCAAGCGCCATTTTTTCGGCAGCATGCATTTCGCACATACCCCATTTTAAAACGCTTGCGGTGTATGACCTGGAGATTAGTTCCTGGTCTGGCTTGGGTCCTGTGTTGGACGATCCGGCCATGGTTATCCTCGCGACAGGACGTTCCGCCTTTTTAGAGACTGAAGTACAGCCACCAAGGCAGGAGACCAAGACAAGAGAAAGACACGGTAAAATCGAGGCTCTTGAATAAGCAACAATGCGCATGTCACATCCTGCCGACTATCTGAGATTTGTTACGTGCACTGCGAGGCCGCCAAACTCAGCAGCGGTAACATGGCATGGATTAATTGATGATCCGCAACTATTGCTCAATTGTGCAATAGCTGGACTCGGCGCAATGCCTTTTGCGGCAATTATTGTCAGGGAGCATGCGATAATAGTGAGAATGGATTTAGTGTAGAGATCGATCTTCATTTTTTGCCCCCACTTTGCGCCGGATTTCGGGAGCGCCACGCTAACCGCCCACGCATCTCTCTGCAAGCCGCCCCTGACCGGGCGGCTTTTTCTATGGAAGGAAGCCAATGACCATTGTTGAACGCCTCGACGGCATCCGCGACGGGCTGGGGGTCAAAGCCCCGGTCAGGGTTGCGACAACCGCCAACATCACGCTTTCCGGGCTGCAAACGGTTGACGGCGTTGCCTTGGCCGAAGGCGATCGGGTGCTGGTCAAGGATCAGACGACCGCGACCGAGAACGGCATTTATAATGCTTCGACCGGGGTCTGGGAACGATCCAAGGATTTCGACGGCCATCGTGACGTTATCAATGGAACCCGCGTCAATATCGGGACCACCGGAACCGTCAACGGCGCGACCGAATGGGCGCTTTCAACCGCCGATCCGATAACGATCGGCACGTCCGCGCTCAGTTTCTCAAACGTCAGTGATATGACGATTGCGATCTATGATCCGACCGGGAAGGCCGGCGATGCGTTTTCCGCTGCAAACCATATTTTCACGCGCGCCGTTTCTGGCGCGGCCAGCCGGACGATGCTTTCCCGCGCCTCTCAGCGCGTCGATGTCAGGGATTGGGCCAACTGGGGCACAACCGCCGCTAATAATTCTGCGGTCATCAATGCGGCGCTTGCAGAGGCTTTCACAAACGGCTCGCCATCCGTTGTTAATCTGCCGGCGGGCTCTTTCGATATTTCAGACACGATTGTCCAGACGCAGAACTTCGTCGCCATTGAAGGCGCTGGCGGCGGATATATCCACGATTATGTAACTCAGGTCTGGAACACGCGTCTGCGATGGACCGGCGCTTCTGGCGGCACGATGATGCGCGTTGCGCCTGTGTCATCGGCAACCAATCGGGCTCTGACCGACTGGCGCGTTTCCGGAATCTTTTTCGACGGGAACCTTCTGGCTAACCGTGGGCTTGAATTGCTTTCGGTGAAGAACGGCGTTCTTCGCCAATGCATGTTCACGAAGCAAATGACTTATGCCTTGTATACAGGCGTCGTCGCATCGCTTGGCGAAGCCAGAGACCCTCAGCAGAATATCTTCGAGCAACTTTCGTTCCGCCATATTACAGGGACCGAAGGCGACGCCACAGCGATCTATTTCGACGGCGATGCGACCGCCAACACGTCCTACAACGCTCTCTACGACATCATCATCCAGCACACCAACCAGACCGCGTTCCACATCGCGAACGGCGACAATAACGATGGGTTTAGAATACGCATTTACCGGGTGCTTGGCGCAGGCGTTGGAATGATTTTTGGCGCTGGCGCATCGGCCTTGTTCACGGCGCGGTCAAACCGGTTCCGTCGCGTATATGCGGAAGGCGGCATCACAGCGCAGGGAACGGAAATTGCGGCGGCCCCAAGCTACAACAATATCGTTGAAATCGACACAGAGAACGGAACCCCGACGCCAACTGTTGGAACTGGCGCATCTCTTGTGTGGTCAAATGAATATTCAGGGCGCTGGACGGCTTACACCCCGACCGTGACGCCCGGGTCAGGCGTATATACAAATGTCACGGCAACTGGACAATATAAGCTCGACGGCAATCAGGTGACGGTTTGCATCAAGGCCACATATACAAATGTTGGAACCGGTGCGACGAACACGCAAATTTCGGTCCCGTTCGCGCCGAAAGGATTCTCGGGAATTTTCTTCGGTGAGGAAAGTGGAAGCTCCGGCCTTTCATTAAGCGGCGTTTGCGCCGCTGCGGCGACAAGTTTCACGGTTCGTCGTTATGACGCGGGACTGCTAGTTCCGCTCAGCGGATATGTCGTCGAAATGACTGGGACATATCCGATATGATACGCCAGCCCGACGATCCCGGAATTGAAACCAAGCCCGCTCAGCCGGGCTTTTTTAATAAGCTCATCATCACCACTGTCTTGGTCCTGACGCTGATTAGCTCGTGTGTCGCAAGAGCGCATGAATGGTATCCGTTCGAATGTTGTTCCGGCCGAGATTGCAGCGAGATATCGGCCAACGCTGTCCGCGAGGTCTCAGGCGGTTTCCTTGTCTCGATCCTGCCCGGCGACCATCCCATGTGGGGCGTTGAAAAGACTGAGACGCTCAGGATCAGCGTTCCATATCGAAAACTGAAACCATCGCCTGACGGCAAGTGGCACATCTGCATCGGGCCGAGCGGCAACTTCATGTGCTTCTTCGGACCATTCGGGGGTGTGTGATGATCGTCTTGCTGATTTTCCTCATTGGCTCATCGACGCCCGACCCATCGCGCATCATACGATTCTCGACGCCATCGGATTGCTATTCCGCAACGCGCGTCATTAGCAACTCGCCGCCATGGTGGAAGGTCGAATGCAGGAATTCTGTTGACGGCGAATTATTGTTCTTTCTTTTGCAGGGGTGAACCATGGCGCGCAAAATCAATAAGGAAGGCTTGGAAGCCATCAAGAAATTCGAGGGCCTTCGCCTGAAAGCCTACCGCGATTCAGCGGGCATCCTCACGATATTCTATGGCCACACCAGCGTCGCCGGTCCACCGGAAGTCTGGGAAGGAATGACCGGCACGCGCGAGGAAGCGGAAGAGGTTTTGCGCCGCGACCTGACGCAATATGAGAACGCAGTTGACCGCATGGTTCGCGTCTCTCTCACCGAAAATCAATTTTCTGCACTGGTGTCCTTCTGTTACAATATCGGGCCCACCGCATTTGGCCGATCAACATTGCTGAAGCGGCTCAATGCTGGCGACTATGACGCGGTTCCGCGCGAGCTGATGAAGTGGAACAAGGCCGGAGGAAAAACACTCAAAGGCCTCACCAATCGCAGGGCCGCCGAAGCTGGCCTCTGGGCCAAGGGCTCATTCGTCGCTTCAAAGGATGCGCCTGCCAAGCCTGCGAAGCCGCCTGTCGCGACGATCGACAACGGCATTAAAGTTCTTACGCCTCTCACGGCTTTCTTTCAGGCGTTCACCTCAGGCCCGGCGCAGATCATTCTCGCCGTCGCCTTTGTCGCGGGAGCGACTTTCCTGCTCTACCGCTGGCATCGCAGCCAGAAGGAGGCCGCGTCATGATCGGCGTCCTCTCTCAAATCTCGTGGCGATACTGGTTCGCCTTCGCGATCATTCTTTCCGCCAGCGTCTATCACTGGCAGGCGGTGCGCCGTTCTTATGACCGGGGCTATGCGGCGGCCATCACCAAAATCCAGGAGGCGAACAGAGATGCAGAACGGAAAGCGCGTGCTGGCGAGGTTGCTGTGGATAAGTGCTATCGCGATGGCGGTGAATGGCTGCGCAACGAAGGTAAGTGTCGATCGCCCATGCGGCGTCCTGACCGATAGCCTTATCGACGTGCAGGGCAAAACGCGCTCCGACGATCAGCGAATATCGAGGCATTTCGAAAAAGGTGTTCGAGCCGGTTGTTGGGGGCGCAAATGAGCGATCAAGTCACGATCACGATGACGAAGGACGAACTCGCCTTGCTCATTCGCGGCGCGGTGCGCGCGGAATTCGATCGCATCGGCCTCAGCGTCGAAGACGCGGAGAATGTTTACGAGGCGAGGGAGGATTTCAGGTTCACCCGAAAGTTGCGCGTCGCCATTGATCGGGCGTCAGGCTGGATCGGGAAGACGATCCTAACCGCGCTGGTCGCCGGGATTTTCGCCCTCATAGCGAAAGGTGTGAATATCTCGCTGAAGTGAGTGGCCTCTGGCGCGCCACCGCCCCAAATTCTTGCGCCACGGCCCGCCACAACGCTCAATAAGCGCGCCACCGCCTCACTTCCCTGCGCCCGGCTCGCTTTGGCGGGCCGGGCTTTTTCTTCGTCATCTTTACCTTGTCGCCGGCGGTGAGGTGAGGTCACTGGCGGGCATCTTCCACCAACGATTCTGCGGTGTCGAAGACGGCTTCGAAGAAGACTTGGCAGCGCATCTCTATCGTCCGGGCGTCTGGATTTCCAGACACCATGCACCAAGCGGCGATATTCGCGAGCGCCGACAACACCGAGGGACCGTCTAGCCCCTCACACATCGCGGCGATCTTGATTGCTACGTCGCGGGACCGATCCTCGTCTGATTTGTCGTGATAGTCCGTGCTCATGGCTGGTCTCCAAGGTGCGGGGGACGCTGAAAATTCCCTTTATAAATCGAGCCGCGATTTGCCCCGCACCTTTCGCGTAAATTCATGATTTTCCTGTCATATCGCATACCTACTTCCCCCACCACCTCAAAATTAAGCATTTGATTTTCCTTTCCTTTTCGCCCTCAACCCCGCACCTGCCCCCTTTGGTGCGGGGATAGACGTTCGCGGATTAGTCCAACAGCTTCTTTGCGGCTCCCTTGGAGAGGCGCGCGCGATCGGCCTCGCGGGTATAGAGCGATGCCATGCCACCGCCACGCCAACCAAACAACGCTTCAAGCTCCGCGACCGTGGCGCGGTTGTTTGCCGCCCTCGTCGCCGCCGCTTTGCGCAACCCGTGCGCCGTCCCCGGAACGCCGGCCTCGCGGCACCATTCCCGAAACAAATTTCCAAATCCCTCTTTTGTGAGGGGCCGCCCATTCTCGCCGGCGATGAAGGTCAGTTCGCCAATCGGGCCGGCGGCAATTGATTCCACGAGGGGAGCGACAGTCGGAATGGTCACGACTTCCCCGGTTTTCTCGGTCCTGATCGTCATGACCCCGTCTTTGACGTGCGGCCGGCCGACCCGCACCGCGTCGCCGCGCCGGAGTCCGGTATAAAGCAAGAGGTCAAGGGCCAGCCGCTGGCGCGTTCCCAGCGGCCAGCGTTGTTCGTAGCGGGCGATTTCCTCGTCCGTCCATCTATGGAATCCGCTGCTGCTCTTTCTGGGAGATCTTACGCCTAGCGTTGGGTCGATGTCGGCCAGTTCAGCCTCGATGGCCCATTTGAACAGGCCGCGCATTGTTTCGATCATGTGCCGTGCGGCCGCCGGCCTGTCCTTCCTCCGATCGCGCGCGGCTACAATCGCCTTGCGGGTGATCGCCTGTAGGAGTTCGTTCCCCGCCGTCTTGCAGACGCCGCGTAAAATCCCTTCCCGTTGCTTCCTTGTCGCAGGGGACAGCGCCGCCCAATCGGCCGACCGGCGGTATTGATCGACCAGCCAAGCCAGGGTTCCTGATTTGGCGGCCCCAGCCTTCCTAGGCTCTATCCGCTCCCCTTGAAGCGCGGCCTGATAGGATTCCCAAAACTCGGGCGAACCATATTCGCCCAGGACGCGAATGCGCGGCCCGTCGCCGCGCCGGACATACCAGGAAGTCCGGCCGTGGCGGGTTATTTCTCGCAGAAGCAAAGGCGGGCGAGGGCGGGGCATGTCCAGCATCAGAAGACAGGCACCTTGTTCGGGTCAACTCTCGACTGGCGGCCTGTGGAGGCCCCGTCATCCTGAATGATGACGATCTTCCCATCAGGCGTAATCTCGACCCGCGCATCAATCCCGGCCGCCTTCACGGCGCGCAGGGCGCGCGCGATATCAGCTTGCGTGATGAGGGCAGGGCGGCGCGGCATCAGAGCCCTTCGCCTTCTTCACAGTCGATGGAGATGGGGATGCAGGCGATGCGGTTGTCGGCGGCTTCCTCGTTTGCCCAATCCTTTGTGCTAAAAAGGCCGCCAATGATGTGACTGCCACGCCGAACAGGGTATAGGTTGGCCCACCCAGTCGCCTTAATGCGCGGCTTGATCTCGACGAGGTCAAACATTCCGTTACGGACACCTGTTGATTCTCTACCATTTGATGCCCAACAACGTTGCACCCAATCGCCACTATAATCGCTGATTGCTCCATGCACGGGCCATTCGCCGCCCCGATCTACGGCGTCGATGACGACTTCATATCCGCCTTTGGTTTTATATTTCCCTTCCATTGTGACGATCATCATTGCCTCCTAGGCATTCCCGAAGCTTTCTTGGTAGGCTTGTTCCGATGTAGCCGGCGCGGGCTTCGTTGTTGAGCCGCGAAGCGGGTAGTTCATCAGATCGCGCAATATCTCGACGATGGATTTCAGCCTGTCGCTTTCCTCGTTGAGGCGTTTGATATGTTCTTCATAATGATGGATTGCTTCTTCCGTCGTGTTGCTGAAAGCGGTGATCTCGTCGTGGTGTATGGTCATTTGATTTCCTCCCTCGGCTCAGGCGCGGCGGCGAGCATGGCGCGGTAGACCGGCCCCATTTCTGCGAGCTCTCCCAGACGGGATTTGAGCCAGCCCGCGTCCAACATTTCACTTGTTGGCTCCATCGGCGCGAGCCGCCATCCCTCTGGCAGGCGCAGATGCGGGAGTGCGGCTTCGAGGGCTTCGCGGGCCGATCTGACCATCGCCATTATGCGAGGATCGCCGCCGTCGATCAGGCGGCGTCTGCTAACCCGGATAAAGTCCCGCTGCATCGCTTTCCGCGCTGCCGCCTCGACGGCCTCGTCAGTGATGATCAGTTTCATGGCGTGGGCTCCTGCGGCCTAGCAACAGCTTGAACTGTGGCAGAAATTTCCAAACCAAGCGCCCAGCAGAAATCAGCCACCATGGCTAAATCTACTTCAGAGGGCTTGATTTTCCGGCGCTTAGAATATGCGTTGATGACTTCCGCAATTCTCTCAGCCATGTCATCCAGCGGGCTTCGCGGGCGCTCACGCTCCATGGCTGCTCGCCTTCTCGCTCGCCTCTATTTCGGATTGCTCGCGCAGGGCGGCGCGGGTCTTACCTAACAAACGAGCCAGCCTCTTTGTCGCCTCTACTTGCCCTTCAACGACGCGCCCCATCTCGTCGTTTACAGTGGAACAGCGCCGAAGAAACAACGCTATTTCACAGGCGGCCGTCAGCGCATCGCGCAGCAGCCTATTTTCATCACGTAAATGCGCATTGTCCTCGGCCTGTATTGAGGGCAAATTTCTCACTAGCCATTCGGCTTTTTCTTTCTCCTTCCACGCCTCTCTCAGCGCGGCGATCAGGGCGCGGATCGTGTCGGGGTCAAGGCGCTGGAAGTGCAGCGCGTCTTCCCAGCTATTCGCGATCAGAACCGTATCGCCATCATACGGGGCATCGGGGGAGGACTTCCGAAGAAAATAGGTTGGCGTATCTGGTGCGGACGCTCTTTCCTCGCAAGCGTCATACGGCCCCGGCGTCACGCCTTCGAGGCCGCGCTCAAGAGTGTCGAGAAATTCAGGGGTGATGCGGGTCATGGCGCATCCTTTCGAGCGTCGATCATGGCGTCCGCGATTTCATACGCCTCGTCTGCTATTGCGCGATGCCAAACCGGATTGGCTCCGGGGCGTGGCCGATAGCGCGTTGAGTGAGCGAGCATGCCGTTAAGCGCCTGCGCTGCGAAATAATCGCGCAAAGACATGCCGGGGGTTGTTGTAAATTTTATCCCGCCAGCGCTCATCTCTGTTGCAGTCACTATTGGATATGCTGGGCCCCCATCATCAATCGCATTCATCTCACTCTCCTATCGGTCGCAGGGATTTCAGAAACGCGGCGAGAAGTGCGCGGGCGGGGGATGGGGCGTGACCATATTCTTGATCCATGATTCCACCGCCATTGATCCACGCGCCGCCTGTGGAGCTTACATCCCACACGCTCCCCGGCAGCTTCTGCTCGATCAGCGCAACAACGGCGTCGATGCTGGTGGTGTAACATGGAACGGTGATTAGTCGGTGGTCCGCATCTCGGGTCTCATCAATGGTGTAGGGGCCTTTCGGATGATTGATATGTGTTGCTTTCCTGCTCGCGCCGGGTGTGGCGAAAAGCCAGATTTGCGCATCCAACTCGCGGTCCACTCCCTCGCCCTGCTCGACGCGGGCAATCAGTTCGTCAATGGTGGTGGTCATGTCAGTTCCCCTTCGCCGCACTGAGCAGGCCGCCGAGTAAGAGCCCGAAAAGCGTGCCGACGAATAATGCGGCGTAGACGATAACGGCGGTGGTCATGACGAAAAGAGCCTCAGGGTTTCAGCGACCGGAAGTTGCTTCGCGGCCTCACCTATCGCGCCCTCGACCTTCTTCATCTGCTTGCTTGTCGTGGCGTCCACAAGCGAGGCCAGAACGCTGACGCGGGCGGAGTGTTGAAGCTTCTTATCGTTCGGCAGATCATCGAATTTCTGAACGGCGAGCATCTTCTGAACGCCGCGCTTTGATGTCCGCCTGATCCGGGCGATTGTGTCGGCGCCGGTATCGACAATCTCAGCATCATTGAGGCGCTTGTATCCTTCGCCTCGGATATTAGCGAAAACGATATTATCCTCGCGTAAGCATATCCTGATCGCGCGCTGCAATGCCGTGGAATCGCCCGCCACGTCTCGACCGATCACAGCGGACAGGTCTGCATATGAAACGACAGACCCGACGCGAATGGTCTTAAGGTGCTGGTAGAGGAACCTTGCGTCGGCGCTCAATTGAAATGAAGGGGATTTGGTCATTGGGTGTCCTTTAGATTGGCTGGTGCGTTGCGATGCGACGCGGAGCGGGGCGCAGCGGAGCGCTGCGTCGCGGCGCGGCGACTAAACTGTTGACCATGCAAATTTCTCGGCGCGGAACCGACCGAGAAACCCTCCCTTCTCGGGTCTGAACCGTCCCACGCCTACCAATCGGCCGGCCTCAATGACGGCGCGTTCGAAAATAGCGGGCGGGATCACGTCATCAAGGATCGAAAATTTCGCGATGCCACTCCATGTTTGGATGTAAGGGAATACGCGCTTCACCCGCTTCCCCGAGCCGCGCACGCCGTCCGCATTCGCCCAGATCGTGATCGATTGCAGATCATCGACCTTGACGCCGATCGGCATGTCGCCTTCGCAAATCTGCCCGGCGACAAAGAATTTCGTGTAGGTCGATTTGCCTCGCCCAGGTATCGACAGGCTCAGGCGCTTAACGGCCTCATCGACCGCCATCTTGAGCGCCATCGCCGGAATGCAGACTTCGCCAGCGTCGTTCGCTGTCGCCTTCATTCGCCAAAGGCGGATATCCCATTCGCCGATACTTTCCTTTTCGAGCCGGGGGTGAACATCAGGATCAACCGCGCGGCTGGCGCTGTAGGGGGTGACGCCGGTTATTTTGATATCGACCTGTTTCATCGGTTTTCCTCTTTAGGTGGCTGTTGCATTGCGGGGCGTTGCGAAGCGTTGCGCAGCGAGGCGTTGCGTAACGCAGCGCAGTGTGGCGGCGCGGAGCGAAACGTTTAGTAGCGGGGCGGGGCGTCGCGGTGTGAAACATCATGTCCGGGGTAAGGCTGGTGCATTGCGTTGCGAAGCGAGGCATTGCGTTGCGGCGCGGAGCGCAGCGGTGGCTAAGTCGTTCTCATCGGATATCCTCATAAAGCGGGCGGCGCGGCAGTTCGGAATGGCGCGATTTGACAGGCTCTTTCTCAGGTCGGCGGAAGCCGTACTGCGATTTCGTCTTCGCCCCGATGTGCTTGGCCTCGCGGCGCTTGGCTTTTGCTATCAGCGTCGTGTCCTGCGGGTTTTTCTCGGAATAGCAGCGCTCGCAAATCAACATTGCGTTTTCGAGTACTGGCTTTCCGCCAAGACCATCAGCGATGACGTGGTCGATCTGAAATTTCTTCGCCTGTTCCTTGCACTTCTCGCAATGCACGAAACCGCGCTCGTCCGTCGTCCGCTTGATAACGGCGACGCGGACAGAGGTTGGAAATTCCCGCCTCATGCCGCCGTCCTCGCATTCTTCTCGACCGATGCGCGGTCTGTGCCGATCATTTCGGACAGATAGTCGAGCACGGCCGTCTTGCTCTGCTGAAACGCTTTTGCGCCCATTGCGCGCATCGATTGCGATTGCGCCGTGTAGCGGGTTACCGTCCGTTCCTCGACGACGACGACAGAGAATTCATCGAGCGGTCGGATCGCAGCGGCAAGGCGCAGCGCCTCGGCTTTCGACGCGCATGAATAGGTCTGCGAATCGTGGTATCCTGTCTTAATCAAAGCGAATTTACGAACATGCTCAGAGGTAGGAAACCTTTCGGCCAGATGCTCAGGCAGATTCTTCCAGATTTCCGAAATCGCGGCGAATTGGTGATTATGCGTCACCATGGACCTGTCATGATGCTCGACGATCGCGTAACGCTCACCTATGACATAATGCTTGTCCGCGAGCTTCGCCTGAAACTGATTGACGGGATGGAATCCTTCGCCATCCCATGTTGTGATGATGGGAGGGGCGGTCATGTCTGAGCGCCTTCCGCTTTTTGCAGAGCGGGAACGATCTGATCCGGCCATATCCACCAGACAGGAAATGCGTCTTCGTCTCTCGCTCGCTGCATATCTGCGCCGCGAGTGCAGCGGCGGCCTTTGGAGTCGAAGCAGAGCGCGGTAAAATGTTCGCCACGATAACCCTTGGTATCGCCATGCTGCGTGTCATTATATTCTTCGTGGCATGTGAGCCAGCTTGAGGCGTGGCAAACCCATTGATCGAAATTATCGAAACGCTGGTCGCCATAAGGCGGTGATATTGTCTCGCTCATATCGTCGCCTCCGAATAGGGAGCCGCCGGGGATGGGAAAGCTGCAGGAATGTCCCCGGCGGCTACCGTCGCGGGTATCGCGACGGATTCAATGACTGGACGCGCGCCATAGCGGCGCTGCAATTCGGAAACAGTTCCCTCGACCTCGGAAAGAAAACGCCTGATCTCCGTTTGAAGAGCGCCGATGGCGTCCTGATCCCGCTCTACGCGCTTTACAAACAGGCGCAGTTCCTCGGGCAGGCGCGGGTCATAACTGACGAAATCGCACCATGTCCGCTCCGCACATGCCATTTGCCATTGCATCTGGCTGATATATTTGCCGGGAATGGATGCGCGCAGGAGCGTATCAATATGCGTTGCCGTGTTCGGACATTTGATCTCGACCAGTCCATCGTCTCCAATCAGTCCGTCAGGACTAGCGCCAGACATTGCGATCGAGGGGTGATCGACAAACGCAATCGTTCTCACGCTGTTGCCGGAATAGAATGTGTAAGCGGCTCGGGCCTCAGCTTCGGTAGCAGAGCCCCAATCCATCGCTGCGTTGGTGAACTTTTCTGCGCCAACGCCCGTCATTCGCTCGGAAATGAGTTCGGCCGCGTAGTTCGCCCGGCCAGCGCCCCATCCCGTTTTGGTTTTGGCGATGACATCGCTGACACGGGAGGCCGTGACCTTGCCCAGCCTCAAAGCGTGCCATTCAGACGAGCCTTGTTCAATTTCGTCGTGCATCATGGCCGCGCCCTTTTCTTTTCCAGAGCGCGCATGGCGCGGTCAAAATCCTTGGCGGGGAGATCATCGACGCCGCCGATGCCGAAATATTCAGTGAATGCGTTCATGTCGGCGCGGACTTCCAGCGCGAGGGCGCGAATGGCAGCGGCCTGCTCACCGGTAATGACGCCTGCGGGCTCAGAAGATTTCCCGTCATCGTCTGCCGACGCAGACAGACCAAGCGCGGCCTTCAGCGTGTAGCGCTGCAAATAGGTGATGGTTGAGCCCATCGCCTGAATGTTGTTCTTGTTGCCTGTCTCGTCGCGGCTGGCGGACAAAGTGTTCTGTTCCGAATGCCCATCGCGATGGGAGACAATACAGGTAACAAAGACGGAGCCGCCTTCGATGCTCGTTGAAAAACGATAGGAGAGGCCGTTCTTGGAAAGGATCGGGTCAATCGTTCGAGCGATCTGCGCCAAGTCCTCGTGACGATAATTCGTTCGGCCCTTCGATGACGTAAAATCAACGGCCTTGTTTTTCAGGATGACGGGAATATCCGCCTTCGCGGCAGCCATAGCGGCATCGAATGCTTTTCGCGCCTGCGCCTGTTCCCATCGCTCTTGAAGGTTCATCAACCGTTCGAGCACATCGATATTTGCGCCCTGCGATAAAGCGCGCGCCAGCATTTCAGGCGGCGTGATCGCTGTTGATTGCTCCATTACCTGAACAGGGACGTTCACGGTTCCCAGAATCTCTGTGTTGCTCATGCCATCAGCCTCATCAGTTCGTGCCGGACCTCGCAGAGGCGCACTAGCAAGTGCGATCTGCGGCCATGTGATTTGCGCGCTTCGTCGAAGCGTCTTTTAAGATGCTCAAGCTCGCGCTTGAGAGCCGCGATGCGGCGCGCGTAGAACAAGCGGCGGAGAGCGCGCCACATCACAGCCCCCCATTGAACACGACGCCGGCGAGGCATCCGATGCAAACCGCGAACGACGCGACGAGGCCAATGATATAGAGCGATCCGTGTTTCATTGCTCACGCTCAATCTTCTACGCGGCGAAAACCTTCCGGCGTGTACTCACGCTGCCGCCTGACGTGATAGACACCTGGCGAAAACATGATCGGCTCATGCGTGTCGTGCGGGCGAAGATGTTCCAGCGGCGTCGGCTCTTCGACGACCAGCAGGCAATCCATGATGGAATCGGGCAGCGTGTACATTTTCACGCGCTCGGCTTCCATGACATGCGAGTGCCCCGTTTCGCTGTGCGCTACTTCTACGACGCCATTCTCCGGCTTAACTTCGACCGCATTTTTCGGCAGCGCTTCGATGCGGCGGATATAAATGTCGCCCTGTGCGCAAAATTTATCGAAGGCTTTCATGACATTTCTTCCTTTCAGGTTCTGATTTCAGGTTTCACAAACTCGGATTCATCTAATCCCCATGTCCATGCCTGCGCTTCCAGCGCCGTTTTCATGTTCGGGGGAACTGGAAGCGCGAATTGTCGCCCCGTCCCGCATTGCACGCGCAAAAATCTCTCGCGCCCAACATCGGGGATAGCAACTTCAACAAGCGAGCCTATTTCCGGGTCGCCGTCCTCGTCGAGCGTCTTGGCATTCAGTGCGGTCAGGATAGCCGCCCAGCCTAATATTTCGCAGGCGCAGCGGCGTTGTTCGATGTTCCGCCATGTCAGCGCGATTTGCGGCGTCAGCGACGCGCGATCTTCTATCCACTCGGCGGGAATGGCCGTGCCGTGCCAGTGATAGAGCGACCATCCGTCCCGCCAGCGATGCGATGGGCCGTCCTCGCAATGCGGCCTGTTTTCGGCATCAATTTTTATGATCTCGGGAAAATCGGAAACGATGCAAAATTCCGGATGCAAGACGCGAAACCCGCCATGGATCGTCGCCTGCTCCCAGAACTGATATTTCTCATACTCGGGCAGTCGTAGGCCAAGAATGTCGCGTGCGGCGGTCAAATAACAATCGTATGCCGCCCACATGTTTCCGCCATGATAGGCGCTGTACCAGTTGAGAGCCGCCGCGATCCCCGCCGCGCCGGCCAATTCCAAGCAGGCCGCAGCGGCGTTGGCCGTGGCGTTGGCCGTGGCGCTGCGCGTGGCGCTGCGCGTGGCGATGGCCGTGGCGATGGCCGTGGCGCTGTCCGTGGCGCTGTCCGTGGCGCTGAGCGTGGCGATGCGCGTGGCGCTGTCCGTGGCCCTGCGCGTGGCGCT